GCCCTCGAGGACGAGGAGGTCAAACCCGAGTTCGCTCTCAAGGTCTTCGACTCAATGGCCGATCGCACCGAATACCATCGCAAGTCCACCAAGGAAAACGTCAACATCGACTTTGCAGCCCGACTCGAAGTTGCCATTGCCCGCTCAGTCCGAGTGATCGATGCCAACCGACTCGACGACTAAACCCAGATCGGCGGCGGCTCTCCCTCGACGCCGATGACCCCAGAGTGCTTGTAACGTGTTTTGGCTTCGCGTTGCTTGAGCCTCTGGGGTCTTTTCTTAGAAGGAACCATCCGATGAAATCTTCAACCTACCTCCGCTGGATCACTGCTTGGTGGATCACTGCCGCCGCCATTCTCGCCTTTGGTGTCTTCGCCAAGGCCCCTGCCGCGCTGGCCCAGCAGCCAAATGGCACAATCAACGCGCCGATCTACGCGACGGGCTACATCTCCGTGGCCGCTGCAACGTCCGTCACCACCAACATCCCGCCGCAACCCAACCACCCGACCAACCTCAATATCTACGCCCTCGGCCCCATCACCACGTGGACCATCAACCTGCCGAACCCGGGGTTCGAGGGCCAAATCCTCGGGTTCTCCTGCGCCGGAGCTGTCACCACCGTCACCATTCAACCAACCGACGGCTCAGCTGTCGACCCAGCCATTCCTACCTCTTGCGCTGCTAACACCGGATTCGCTATCCAGTTCGACCTCCGATCCAATATCTGGCGCAACCTACCCGGCCCTATTCCAACCGCCATCCCAACCTTTGCCTGCGCCGCGCATCAATGGCTTTCGTCGGGCGTGCTTGGCGCGGCTGTTTGTTCGCGTCCAGGTTCATCGGACGTTTTGAACGAAGCCCCGTCTGGTATGCCGAACGCACTTTCGGCCGCACTGTCTGTTGCGGAGCAAAACAGATACGACGCAACAAAGTGGGGTGTTTCCACCTCTGCTTCTGATAATGCAACTGCGCTTAATAACGCTATCAGTGATATTGCGTCGAATGGGGGCGGCTTTCTTCTCTTGCCCCCTGGCACGATTACGACAGGCAAGGTTACGCTCCGTTCTCATGTTTACATACATGGGCAGGGTAAGAACCAGACAATTATAAAACTCAAAAACGGGGTTAATGACGACCTTCTTGTTGGGCTTAATGCTTATGCTGAATTTGCATCGCCGTCTGGCACAGGCGGGATAACGGACTGGGGTTTATTTGACCTCACCCTTGACGGAAACATGGCGAATCAGAACAACGGCGGCTGTCTAGCTTTGTTTGGGTACAGCTATATATTGCAGAATATCGTGGTCAGGAATTGCTACGGGGTCGGCATACGTACCGCGTTTCAGGACTTTTCTGGCGTCGGGTCAATGGAGTCTGCGTGGACTAATGTGACGGTTGATACAACCGGATCGCATGGGGTCTGGAATAACGGCCCGCATGATAGCATTTATACAAATCTTATTGTGATCGACGCTTCACAAGCGGCAAATAATACGTCTTACGGTGTATTCTGTGATACCTATTGTAACGGACGATGGACCGCTTTTCACGGCTGGCATCGCGGCTCTGTTACCAACAGGACCGCGCATCAATTCTACGATAGCGCAGGCGGTAGCAACTTCTCTAACTCGCATTTTGAAGGGTCTTACGGGTCAACTATTGTTTTGGCGGGAGTGCATACGCAGCTAGACGCTTCCAACACATATTACGTTGTGTGGGGCAACAACTTTGACCATGTAGATATTAGGGGGTCCAACAACATCGTAATGGGCTCCATTCTCGGGAACACAAACGATGATCCACGCGACAACTACGGCTTAGGTCTGTCTAATGGTGCTGCCGGAAACGTAATTGACATGGCCATAGGGGGCGTCGATCTCGGCGCGGTCAATTTCATTGGCGAGGGCGGCCTAAACACGATCAGGATAAACGGCGCTGTTGCGACTGGCCCCGGCTACACGGGGTCGCCAAGCGCGAGCAGCAAAATTGACATTGACATATATGGGGCGACTAGCAACGGCAATCTGCATCAATATCCGAATGCATATACGTTTCTTGCCGCCCCTATATTCACGACGCTTACTGGTTACCTCAAGGGAAACGGGTCGAGCGCGCTGACCGCTTCTGCAACTATTCCGACAAGCGACCTTACAGGTATTCTAGGTCTATCGCATGGCGGTACTGGGTCAGACCTAAGCGCAACAGGTGGAACGTCCCAGGTTCTTAAGCAGACGACGCTTGGCGGCGCTGTTACGGTGGCGCAGCTTGCCGCAAGCGATTTGTCTAATGGAACAACGGGCTCTGGTTCCGTCGCCCTTGCAACGTCCCCAACATTCACGACACCAACTCTCGGCGACGCCACCGCAACGTCCGTTACTGCTGGCGGCGCGACTGCGATCAACGATATTGACGCCAAGAATGTTGGCGTTCAAGGAAATCTGCGCATTTACCCTTCTGGTAGCACAGCGTCCTGGACAACGCTCTATTTCGACGGCACGGGTGTTCGTCACGCATGGCCGTTTATTCCTACAGCAGACAACAATATAGACTCGGCCGCGTCATCATATAGGTTCGGCACCGTTTGGGCGTATCGCTCGGATGCTAAAAACTTCCATACGACACAGGCCAATCCCCCGACTCTCACTTCATGCGGTACGGGAGGCTCTGTTGATTCCTCGTCTAGTGGAAATGCGGGGAAAATCACATTCGGGTCAGGCACGACTTCCTGCGTTGTCGTATTTGCCTATGATTATCCGACACAAGCATGGTGTACGGTGACGCCCGTTGCGCAACCAGCCGCTGTAGCCAATATCCCGTACATATCAGGTCAGACGAGCCACTACTTTGTTATTTCTGGCGGTACTGCGTCTGCGTCGTATCAATACACTTGCGGCGGCAACTGATATAGGCGCATCATGGACGGGCTTGTCTGTTAATCCAAAAGGTAAACCTAAGAATGACCCCCGACCTCGTCGAATGGCTGGCCTCTGTCCGTGGTGATCCCCTCGCTTTCACCATGGGCGCGTACCCGTGGGGCGAGCCCGGCACAGTCCTTGCCAATTCCACCGGCCCTGAAGACTGGGCCCGCGACCTGATGACCCGCATCCGCGACGGTATCCTCGATCTTAACTCCGCCATTCAGGAAGCCATCGCCTCCGGCCATGGTATCGCCAAGTCCGCGACTGTCGCCCAGCTAACTCTTTGGGCCTTCTGCACATTCCCCGACACCCGCGGAGTTATCACCGCCAACACCGAGACCCAGCTTAAAACCAAAACATGGGCCGAACTTGGTAAATGGTTCAACCTCTGCTTCTTCGCGCGTGAACACTATACCCTGACCGCAACCGGCCTCTTCTCTAAAGACCCCAATCGCGAGCGCACTTGGCGCATCGACATGATTCCGTGGTCCGAGAAGAACCCGGCGGCGTTCGCGGGCCTCCATAACAAAGGCAAACGTCTACTCCTGATCTTTGACGAAGCTTCCGAAATTCCAGACATAATCTGGGAAACCGCAGAAGGCGCACTGACCGATGCCGACACTGAAATCATCTGGCTCGCCTTTGGCAACCCCACGAGAAACATCGGCCGATTCCGCGATTGCTTTCCGGGCGGAAAGTTTGCCGGGCAGTGGCATCACTTACAGATCGACTCTCGTACCGTTCGAATTACTAATAAGAAGCGCTTGCAGGGGTGGATTGATGCTTATGGTCTTGACAGCGATTTTGTTCGCGTCCGTGTTCTAGGCGAGTTCCCTCGCAAGGGTTTGATGGAATTCTTCTCAGCGGTTGCCATTGACGAAGCAATGTCTCGTGAGGTCTATATCGACCGCTACGAGCCTCTTGCCCTTGGCGTTGACGTTGCCCGCTTTGGTATGAATGCGTCGGTGATCTTCCCTCGTAAAGGCCGCGATGCCAGAACCATTGAGCGCTTTCGCTACAATGGATATTCCACAACCCAACTTGCCAATGAAGTCACCAACATCAACTCTCAATTCCACGCGGATGGCATCATGATCGATGGTGGCGGTGTTGGCGGCGGCGTTGTCGATCAAGTCCGAGCCAAGCGCTTGTTCTGCTACGAAGTCCAATTCGGCGGCAAAGACATTATCCACAATACCATCTGGGGCAACACCGGCGAAAAATACGCTAATAACCGTGCTGCTATGTATGGAGCCTGTCGAGCTTGGCTTGCCACTGGCGCAATCCCCAACGACCCAGAACTCCGTCGACAGATGCTAGCGATCCGCTACACCTTTAACGCCAAGGACGAAATCATTCTCGAACGCAAAGAGGACCTTGTCGACGAAGACGGTCAAGGCATCTCCCTCGACGATATTGATGCTTTGGTCTTGACTTTCTCGCATCCTCTGGCACGATCAGCATATGCTGGAGGCGACCTCCCCCAGCCCAACCTTGTCACTAGTGAGTGGGACCCATATTCCCCAGAACGCATGCA